GGAATTACTACTAAATTATCAATACCTAAAAGTGTACTTGATAAAATGGGAGTTACTTCAGAAGAAAGAGAAGTAGAGTTTGAATACAACGAAACTTCTAAAGAAATCACGATAAGAAAGAAATAAAAAAATCCCCTAAACCTATTACGATTCAGGGGATATACAGTACAATAAGTACCTAACCAACCTTATTATACTGTATAAACTCCAAAAAATCAATATTTTCAGGAGGAAAAACATGACATTTAAGGAAGAATTAGGATTTGACATTACAAGGGTATTACTGGACAGTCACAATGAGAAGCTGAAGACATTAAGAAAGGAATTCATGGACTTGTTGGAGAAAGCATATGGACTTGTTCCAGAAGATAAGAGATTGAGAATGACAGAATTAGAGGATGCCTTTTCAGACTATGTGGAAGCAGTGAAGAGGGAATATTACAATGCAAGTTTAACAGTGGATATTATAGTTCAGAATAATATTGAAAAGGAACTGAGGGCAAAATGTCAGAGAGCGTAAAAAAGTATAATAGGAGGATAAAATATGAATGAATTACAAGTTATAAATGATGAAAGATTTCAAATATTCAGTAAAGAAAATTTGGGAAGTGTAAGAACAATATTGGCGGATAACGAAGTATGGGTTTGTGCAAAAGATGTTTGCGATATTTTGGAAATAAAAAACGTTACTCAAGCTGTACAGAGATTGGATGAAGATGAACGGTCTATGTTTAACATAGGTCGTCAGGGAAATACCAATTTTATTAACGAAAGTGGATTGTACGCTTTGATTGTAAGAAGCGACAAAAAGGAAGCAAAACCATTTAGAAAGTGGATAACATCAGAAGTTATTCCAGCAATTAGAAAAACAGGAATGTATATAACTAACAATTTATGGGAAGAAATAATAAGTAATCCTGCAAAACTGGGAGAAGCATTTATTGAGTTTGGTAAAGTTAAAAAAGAGAATGAGTTATTATTAGAAGAAAATCAGGTACAAAAACAAATAATAGCAGAATATAAGCCTATTAAAGAATATGTTGATACAATATTATCAAGTGAAGATACGATGGCAACAACACAAATTGCAGCTGATTATGGATTAAGTGCATATGAATTAAATAAAATGTTAAACGAACAAAGAATAATAAGAAAAGTTGGAGGACAGTGGATATTGTATATAGAACATATGAACAAAGGGTATACAAAAAGTGAGACAATAACATTAAAGAGGAAAGATGGAACGGACAAGGTAGTTCCAAATACAAAATGGACACAGAAAGGAAGATTATTTATACATAATCTGCTTGAAAGTCTAGGGATAAAAGCAAATATGGATAAGGAAAGAGAAGGAGCATAAAACAGAAAAAAATGAAAAATGATACTTTTTTGATATTGTACATAATTTTTAATATGTTATAATATGATAGAGTGAGGTTTTAGGATTTGAGATAACTTTGTCGAGGTGAGTTTTGCAAACTATACACCTGACTATCAAAGGCAGTATAAGAGCTGTCTTTTTTTATTTACAAGAAATGAGGTGAAGTAGCATTGAAATTGAATGCAAGACAAAAGGCTTTTTGTGAGTATTACGTAGCTAGTGGAAATGCTACTGAATCTGCAGTAAAGGCTGGGTACAAAGAGAAATATGCGGGAGTAAATGCTGATAAATTACTAAAAAATACTAACGTTTCAAAATACATAGAAAAAATAACAGAAGAAATTGCAAATAACAGAATAGCAAAAGCTGAGGAAATACTTGAATTCTTAACTGCAACTTTAAGAGGAGAAGTAACTGAAGAAGTTGTAATAGGAGGATTTGGGAAATCAGTAACAGAAAAAATAGTTAAAAATGTAGATTTAAAAGATAGACTGAAAGCGGCAGAACTTTTAGGTAAAAGATATAGGCTATATACTGATAAAGTTGAAGTTGAAGGGGTTATTCCAGTTATGATTGTAGGTGAGAGCGAACTTGAAGAGTAAGAAAGTAAAACTGCCACAATTAGTTGGAAAAGGATATAAGGATTTTTGGAACTTCAAAGGAAGGTATAGAGTTTGTAAAGGTAGCCGGGCAAGTAAGAAGAGCAAAACGACAGCTCTTTTTTTTATTTTTGCACTAATGAAATATCCTGGATCTAACTTGTTGGTTATAAGAAAAGTATACAGAACTTTAAAAGATAGTTGCTTTGCAGATTTGAAATGGGCAATAAACAAACTTCAAGTAAATGACTACTGGAGTATCAAAGAAAGCCCACTTGAAATTATTTATATCCCAACAGGGCAGAAAATACTATTTAGAGGGCTAGACGATCCGCTTAAAGTTACTTCGATAACAGTTGAAACTGGAAATTTATGTTGGGCATGGGTTGAAGAGGCTTATGAAATAAACAGGGAGCAGGATTTCGACATGCTTGACGAGAGCATAAGAGGGATAGTGGAAGAGCCTTTATTTAAACAGATTACAATTACTTTCAACCCCTGGAACGAACGACACTGGCTTAAAAAAAGATTTTTTGACGTCGAAGACGAAAACATACTGGCAAAAACAACGAACTACATGTGTAACGAATGGCTTGACGAAAGCGATAAGAAGTTGTTCGAGGACATGAAGAAGAACAATCCCAGACGGTATCAGGTCGCAGGGCTTGGAAACTGGGGAATAGTAGACGGACTTGTCTATGAGAACTGGGAAGAGAAGGAATTTGATTATACAGAAGTGGCGAAAATGCACGGAGTCAAATCGGCATTTGGGCTTGACTTCGGGTATACCAACGACCCTACTGCGTTATTCTGTGGGCTGATAGATGTGGCAAACAGGACAATATATGTATTTGATGAGATTTATCAGAATGCCATGAAGAACAGGGAAATAGCGGAGGAAATAATCCGCAAAGGGTATGGAAAGGAAAAAATAACCGCCGACAGTCAGGAGCCGAAATCAATAGACGAGCTTTACGACTTAGGGCTTAAGGGAATAAGGAACTCAAGGAAAGGTAAGGACAGTATTAATAACGGAATCCAGTACATTCAGGATTATAAAATCATAATACATCCGCGATGCGTTAATTTCATTACCGAGATATCAAACTATATGTGGGATAAGGACAAGTTCGATAATGCGGTCAATAAGCCCGTGGACAATTTCAACCATTTGATGGATGCAATGCGGTATGCACTGGAGGATTACACGAAAGGCCCTACATTTTCTTTTGATTAAGGAGCTGAAATGTTTGAGTTTATAAAAAGATTTTTTAGGAGAAAAGATAAAATGGAAAAGGACAATATAAGTTTATCGGAAGTTGAAAGCATTATAATGTGGCACTTTTCAAGTGACAGTTACAGAATGATGCTTGACGGTAACAGATATTATGCAGGGGAACATGATATACTGAAAAGAAACAGAACGGCGATAGGTGATGACGGAAAACTGATAACTGTTAACAACTTGCCGAATAATAAGATTGTTAACAATCAGTATAAAAAACTGGTAAAACAGAAAGTAAACTATATAGCATCTAAGACACCCAGCATAAGTACTGACAATGAAAAATACAACGAACTGCTTAATGATTTATTCGATAAAGGATTCCTCAAAACGATTAAAAGGATAGCCACTGATGTATATAACAACGGCATCGGATGGCTATTTTTATATGTTGATGAAGAAGGAAATTTGAAATTTAAGAGGATTAATTCAGTCGAAGTTATTCCTGTGTGGACTGACAACGACCACACAGAACTTAAATACGCAATCAGAAAATATGTTAACCAGGTATACAAAAACGGAAGATACGAAAAAGAAACGCATATAGAGTTATACAAGGACTCAGGAGTTGAATATTACATACTGAACGATAATAAGCTTAACCTGGTTGAAAAAAAAGCATACCTGACAGTTGATGATACACCATATAACTGGCAAAGAATACCACTTATAAGTTTCAGGGCGGACGAACTGGAGCAGCCTCTGCTTAACAGGGTGAAATCACTACAGGATGGACTTAATATGCTTATGAGTGATTTCATGAATAACATGCAGGAGGATAGCAGGAACACAATACTTGTTATAAAGAACTATGACGGTGAGAACCTGGGTGAGTTTAGAAGAAATCTGGCAACATACGGAGCAGTAAAGGTCAGGGAAGAAGGGGAAGTGTCAAGCTTACAGGTTGAAGTGAATGCGGGAAATTATGATGCGATAGTTAAACTTCTGAAACAGACAATAATAGAAAATGGAGCAGGATTTGACAGCAAGGCCGATACACTTGGAAATAATCCGAATCAGTTGAATATCCGTTCCATGTATTCAGATATAGATTTGGAGGCGAACGACTTTGAAACTGAATTCCAGGCAAGTTTTGAAGAACTGCTGTGGTTTGTCGCAAATCATTTAAAAAATACAGGTCAGGGTGATTTCTTAGGTGAGAAAGTTGAAGTAGTACTGAATAGGGATATTTTAGTTAATGAAAGTCAGGCAATAACGGACATCAAAAATTCAGTTGGAATAATATCTGAGGAAACAATACTTGCCCAACACCCATGGGTGACAGATGTACAGGCTGAACAAGAAAAGCTGAAGAAGGAACGTGAGGAAAAAATTAAGACTGAAGATTATGGGGAATTCGGAGAACATAACCACTTCGATGATGTAGATGAGTAAGAAATACTGGCAGGACAGGTTTATTGAAGAGGAAGAAAGACTTAATAAAATAGCGGGAGACGAATTCCGAAGACAGCAGCTTGAATACGAGAGGGCTATTGCGAGAATGAACAAGGATATCGAAGTGTGGTACAACAGAATAGCTAAAAACAATGACGTATCACTTTCAGAAGCTAAGAAGATGCTGAATGACAAGGAACTTAAGGAATTCAGATGGACACTTGATGAGTACATTAAGCACGGAGAGGAAAATGGAATCAAAAAAGACTGGAGCAAGGAGCTTGAGAATGCCAGTGCAAGGGTACACATAGAACGGCTCGAGGCTATGAAGTTGCAGGTAAGAGGGGAAATAGAAAAGCTTTATAACGGCCGTGAAAGTGGATTTGAAAGCTATCTTAAAAATCTTTATAAAGACCAGTACAACAGAACAGCTTTTCAGATAGCAAAAGGTACAGGGGTAGGAACAAACATATACAGTCTGAATGACAAATTAGTAAATACGGTTATTAAAAAGCCATGGGCTCCCGATGGAAAAAACTTTTCTGACAGGATCTGGGAAGACAAGGACAAACTTATAAACACTCTACATACAGAAATGACGCAGGCATTTATCAGAGGCGACAGTTTAGAGAAACTGGCAGATAAAATAGCTGAGAAAATGAAAGTGTCGAAAGCAAATGCATCAAGGCTGGTGTATACTGAGAGTGCGGCTTACTCAAGCAGGGCAAGGCTTAAGAGTTATCAGGATTTGGGAGTAGAAAAGTATGAGATAGTGGCCACACTGGATAACAGGACATCGGATATATGTCAGGACATGGACGGAAAAGTATTTGACTTAAAGGATTATGAAGTCGGAGTCACAGCTAATCCATTTCACGTACGTTGCAGGACAACAACGGCTCCGTACTTTGATGACATGGAAGGTGAAAGAGCAGCAAGGAATGAGACAACAGGAGAAACTGAGTATGTTCCGGCGGATATGAAATATAGCGAGTGGAAAGAAAAATATATCAGCAAGAATCCCTTTGAAAAAACTGAAAAAAGTGGTATAATAAAAGAAATAAGGAAGAACAGTACAATTTTGAAAAACTTGGAACTTAACAAGGTTGAGTACAAAAAAGTGGGAAAATTGAACAGAGAATTGGAAGATTATGAAA